GCCTTGATTTCGATCGAGTTGCTTGAGTGGATCAGCACCTCGGGCCGGCGGGACGCGCCGGAGACGGTGATCGGCCGCGACGCCGATCCGCGCGCCGCGCTCTTGGCCGTCTTGTTCGTGCCCTGCCCGACCAGCACAAACCCCGTGTTCGCGCCGATCGGCGTGCCGCGCAGCAGCGACGGCGGGATGTGTCGGACCGGAAGCGAGTTGACCGCCATGCCGGTTGCGCCGAGCAGCACGTCGGTGCCGAGTACGGCTTCGATGTTCGTTGAAGGCATGTTCGTTGCTCCGTTTCAGGGCACAGCGGCCCGTTGATGTGCGAGAATCAGAACGCATCGTCAAAAGTGAACCCGTACCCGCCGACGCCGCTGTTCAAGAGGCCCTTGAGGTACGTGACGGTGGAAGTGTCGGCAGGCCAGTCCAGCAACTGCGAGGTCTTGATCGTGCCGCCGATCAGCGGACGGGGCAGCCACACGTTGATGTTGTTGCCGTCCTCGTCTGTGACGCGCGTGTAGTCGTCGTCGTCGATCAGGCAGAACGAACCGGGGGTGTAACTCGCCGCCCGAAGCGCGATGAGCGAGTCGGTCACCTTGTTCAGGTTCAGGTCGGCGATGGTCACGGTCGTTGCCGACGCCACGGCCGTAATGCTGATATTCGTCGCGGCCACGGTGCCGGCCGCCGTCGGCGGACCGATGAACGCAAGGTCAAGGGCCGCGCCGGTCACGGCCAGCAGGCGGCCGATTTCGGTTGCCGTCGCCGCGCTCACGGTCAGCGTCGTGTCATTGTCCGCGTACGCCGCCGTGGTCTTGCCGATGATGAACGGCCGGTAGAGCCCGCCGCTCGCCTCTTTCACCATGATCTTGCCGGGTTGCAGGACGTTCACGTACCCCGTGTTCGTCGGGTCGCGCGACACCGACCCCTTGATCGTCACGCCGCCGTCAAGGTACTTCGGCGGTTCGTTGCCGCGCCGAATCTTCCGAGGTGCCCAGGTCTGGTTCCCCGACGGGTAGCCGGGAAGACCGGTGATCAGATTGCTCATGTGTGTTCTCCGTGCCGGTCAACCGGCCTTGTGGTCACTGTGCCTTGATGCCGATGGTCGCCATGAGGTCAGCCGCCGCCTTGCGGGGATCGGTCGTGCCGCCCGCGTCGCGCGACAGGGCCACGCCCTGCGCCCGCGTGCGCTCGCCGATGTTCGTCGATTGGTTCTTTTCGAGTGCCGAGAGCAACGCGCTGAAGCGCGAATCGCTCTCGTTGTCAAGGCTGAGTTTGAGGCCGTCCTCCTTGACGTACAACGCCGCGATGCCGTCGCGGCACGCCGGGGTGATCCGGCCCGTTTCGACCAGCCGGTCGAGTTTCATCGCGCGGTTCTCGCCGACCACGCGCATCAGCACGGGATCGGGTGGCGCAGCGGGCTTGTCAAGCGACGCGCGGATGCCCGAGAGTTCGGCCTTGAGTTTCTCAGCGTCGGCCTTCGCCGTCGCGGACATGCCGCGAAGGCCCTCGATGGCCTTGGCGATTGATTCAACCAGCGCGGCCTCGTCCATCGACTCCGCGCCTTCCACGCCGATCATGGCGGCGATTTTCAAGAGGGATTCCATGCTTTGCTCCGTTTGTGCAAGACTCAGGACCAGCGCGCGAGCGGACGATCCGCCAAGCGACGCAGCGAGCGGGACAAATCCGTTCTGGTCGGGGATCACCGGGGCGTTCGTCAGGGCGACGTGCCGGATCACGTGCGGGTAGACGTTGCCCTTCCCGTCCGTGTAGTTCGCGTCCGTGCCGATGCTGACTTTCGCGCGGCTCGCCGTGGCGATGCCGTCCTCGCCGATCATCTCAAGCACGCCGTAGAGCGTGTCGCCCTCGCGGAACACCTCGCGGACAAAGCCGCGATTGGCCGTCGCCGAATCGGTGTGCCCGTCCGGCACCGGCACGGGGTTGCCTGCCGCGATGTACTTGTTCGTGTTCGCCGCAAGCGCGTCGAGGTCGGATTCGGTGAGGCTGATCCGCTGCCCGCGCGCGACGTACTCGCCCGCCCGCGCAAGGTCTTTGACGTACCGCCGCGTAGGCGTATTGTCGGCCGTGATCCTGTCGCTGATCGCGCGGGCGCGCTCGCCGTCGAACTGCCAAGCGGCGGGCGTGGAGAGAGAATGCCCCGCGCGTGCAACCGTTGAACGCGCGGGGCGGGGGGTCGTGAGCCCCGGCAAGGTTGTGGCAGCCCGCGTCATGCGGATCGGTCCCGTTCCTTGCCGGGGACCACTGCCAACCCGCCTGAGTATACCCGCTACGCCGCTGTCAAGTAGCCGTGTTCACAAAAATGTAGCCAAGGCTACACAAACGCCACTTCCAAGGGCACGTTGAACGCCTCGCCAAAGTTGATGCGGAAGCCCTCCTGCGGCAACCCGACCTGCGGCACGGGGGTCGCCACCGCCTCGTCGTCTCCGAAGAAAATCTCGATCAACTGCGAGCGGCAGTTCCAGTGCCGCGGCGCGGACTGCAGCCGCCACAGCGGATCGGCCTTCGGGCGGCGCGTCCCGTCCAGGTCCGCGCAACCCTCGGTCGTGCGGTCGTCCAGCGTCGCCGCGAACTCGTACCCCCACAAAATCTCGTCAATCGCCGGGTCTTTGTTCGCCTGCCATCGCGCCGCCGCGTACGCCTCCTGCAAACTCGTGCGGTAGATCGTTTCGGCCAGAAACGGGTTCTGCGGTGTCACCCCGCTCGCCGCAAGGGCCTCGCGGATCGCCGCCGTCCCCGCCCGAGTGCTCAACCCCTCGCCGATCGCCGTCGCGGCCGCGTCGGCCACCTTCGATCGGATCAAGCCGCCCGCGTCCACCACGCGCTGGGTCGCGTGCGCGGCAAAGTAGCCCGACAGCCGCTTCACCGCCGATTCGCTCAGGCCCAGCCGATCCCCGAAGTCGTCGGCCGCGCCCCGGATCGTCTGGTCAAGGCTCAGGCCGCGCTTGGCCCGGTTTGCCACCGTTCGGGCGCGGAGACGCCCTTGCAGATACCCGGCCGACATCGCCGACGCGAGGATCGGGATTGTCGCCCGTTCCCAGTCATCGACCGCCCGCACGGGATCGCCGCCGCGAAGCCACGCCCGCAGCACACCGCCGGGCAACCGCGCGGCCGCCGCGCGGCCGGACCGGACGCCGAGCCGCTCCAGCCGCCGAATCTCGGCGTCCATCAACCGTGCGGCTCGTTCGGCCGACGCGCTCGCCATTGTCAATGCTCCGCCAGTTTGATCCGCCCCGCCCCGCCCTCAACCGCTATCACGCCGTACATCGTCTTTGCTATCGTCACCCAGGTATCCACGACCTCGGCGGGCAACGAACCAAACGGCGTGGTGGACTCGCGGCCCGACACCTCCGACGCGACCTTGTACCCCTCGCCAGCCATGCGAATCAGCAACGCCTGAGATGGCGGCGGGATCATCGCACGGGTATGGTCGATTCGGTGTGCCATGTCACGACAGGCCCATCGCCCGGAAGCCGCGAACCGCCCTCGCCAACGACGCCAATACGCCCGGCTGCGGCTGAGGCATGGCGAGAGGTGGACCGCCGCCGCCCTGACCAACCGGCGGCGCGGCGGGAGTCCCGCCGGTGGCCGTCGCCACGTCCACCACCTCGGCCGACTTGGGCAGGCCGACCGTATCGAGCATCGCGTCGAAGTCCGCGACCGCCAGCAGCAAGTCCGGGTTCGCGTTCAACACCGAAGCCATGAGGTTCCGCAGGAACTCGCGGTCGTCGTCGCGGATCGGCGCGGGTTCGATCCACACCGTGCCCCGCGCCTCGGTGCCGAAGTTCGTCGAAAGCAGCGGATCGACGAACAAGGCGTTGATCCGGCCGATGACCCACGAAAGCAGGTCGATTGCCATCGTCAGCGCGAGGTCGGCGTGCGAACCCGCGTCGGCCCGCGTGCCGCTCTGCCCTTCAAGAATCGCCCGCTCGGGCTGAAGCATCCCGCGAACCATCAACTTCTCGTAGTGCCGCATCGACTCGATAATCTCGTTCCCGACTCCACTCCGAGTCTCAAGGAAACTGATCTGCCACGCCATCAACGATTCGACGTTCGCGCCCTCGCGCAGAAGCGGCTCCAGCGACGGCTCAAGAACGGTCGGCATCGCCACGCCCAATCCATTGCTCAAGGCGCGGAGCAACGCCGCCGCGCCCTCGTCGTTAGTCTGCGGCTGGCCGTTCTCGCCGATGCCCGTGCCCATCGGATACCGGACGATCGGGATCACGCCCGCGCCCTTGGTCATGTACTGCGCGAGTTTCCTCGCCGCGTCATTCCACGGCCACCACGCGTGTTCGCGGATGTTCTCGTAAATCGACCGGCCGTACGGATCGTCACCCTCGGCGTCGTACGTGATCACCGCCGCCTTGTCCGTGTACAACGTCGCGTCGCCGTTGCGCACGCCGATCACCATGCCGCTCTCTGGATCGACGATCACGCTTGTGCAGTCGGGCAGGAGCGGCTTGGCCCGCGCGTACCCGATCATCCGGTCACGGATCGCCCACACCCGCTCGAAGGGCTGCCAGCCGTACTCAAGCGACCGGAGCGCGTCGGTCAACAACTGCGAACGCAGGCCGTCCATCTGCTCTTGGACGAACTTCACCTGATCGTCGGGCACGCCGTCGCTCGCCTCGTAGCCCCACGCGGCGGCCTTGATCGGCGCGAACAGGGCCGCGCGCGCGATCGCCACCGTGGGGTTGCACCGCATCTGCCGGTAGGTTTCATACGTCGCGGGCGGCGGGGCATTTGTCCCGGCCACGTTGGATTGGGCCGAGAACACGCCGAGCAACGCGGCGAGGTTGGGATTGAGCGCGATCGGCGCGGCCGCCCGCGTCGTCTGCACCTTTGTCGCCGTGCCCGTTCGCGGTCTCTTTGCCATCATCGCGCTCCAGCCGTGATCACACGCGCCCGACCGGCCGGACGAACCATGCCCGTGCCGGGCGGCCGCAGGTAGTGTACCCAGTACCCGGCCGCGTCCCCCGCGTGGCCGCGCATGATGTCCATCTTGTCGAGTTTCCCGCCCTCGGCCCACTTCTGCTCCCGAAGGTCCGTGATCAACCGCTCGCACTGCGGATGGATCATCCACCGCCGCGTTCCGTCCGCGCCCAGCAACGCATCGTTCACCGCGTTCACGCGGTCAATGTGCGGCGGGTTCCGGCCGGGCACGCGAAGGATCGGCGTGCGGCCCGCGTCGGCCGCGAACCGCTGCCGGAGTGTGTAGAACTCCGAGATACCCGACTGCATCGACGCCGTACCACCGCTCGCATCGCCGAATATTTCAACCGCCGGGAACTTCGCGCCGCCGTTTGCCTTGTACCACTCGACCATCTCGGCCGCGAGGTCGATCGTGGTCCGGCTCCCGAGCAGTTCGCAGTACGTGGCGAACGTATCCGCCGCCGGGTCGCGCTGACACACAAGGCAGTGCATGTGCGGCGTGCGGTTGAAGTCGATGCAGAACTGAAGCGGAAGTTCGTGCCGCAACCGCACGGACGCCGAGATATTCGCCTCGTGGAACGTCTGGTACGCCGACCCCGTGCCCGTCTGCTGCGGGTTCTGCTGGTGCATCGCTTCCCAGATCGACGCGGGGCTCGCACGCCGGATCGCGGACAGCGCACGGGCGTTGAACCGCTCCGGGCAGATCGGCTCGCCGACCGCGCGGCCGAGCGGATCGGCGGCGTCCACGGCCAGACTCGGCAGGCTGATGTGCGCCCAGCCGCCTTGCTTGAGCAAGTAGTGTGTCAAGTCCTCGGGGTGCATACGATGGTGCAGCACAACCACCGACGCGCCCGGTTCCAACCGGGTCGATGCCACTGCGTCGAACCATTCCTCGACCTCATTCCGGTACGTCGCGCTCCAGGCCTTCGTCCAGTTCGGGTAGGGATCGTCGATCACGAACAGGTGTGCGCCGTAGCCCATGATCGCCTTGCCGACGCCGGCGCACTTCATCCCACCGCCCGCCGTGGTGGACCATTCGTCCTTCGCGGTGTTATCGTCGCTGACCTTCGTGGCGCACGCCGGGTTGGTCTGGAGTTCGTCGCGGACGTACCGCCCGTACCGCTTCGCCAGCGCATCGGTGTGGGTGCCAAGGATCACGTGCCGATCAG